ATCAAACAAAGAATAAAGAGGTTCTACAAGAGGTTTCCTTGGAATGCTAAGTATGAAACCGTCTATAGATGGTTAGCCTCCTTTATCGTCATTTATACGATCATGAACCTAAAAAGTTGACATCCTCATGCCAAGTATCTCGTGGTTGGATGGAGAATACCAATACCCTTCCTCGTGATCCACCTTAGCGATAACTCCAGCCAACCTCTGGCTAAAAGGTTCAAGACGTTCAGAGTTCGTGGCAGGATCGTAAACTTTGAGGTGAGGATAGCAAATAACTGCCCTGTAAGCGGAAGTGTTCAGCTGACCACCTGCACCTCTTGCGTTAATAACCTGCTGAGGAGTCAAACCTGCCGGGGCATCAATTAGTGCCAAAGCCCTGTGGGTTTCACAAAGGGCTACCATCTCTGCCATAACACCCGGAGACTCACAATAAACCGGGCAAAGGATTAACTTTGCAGTGAAGCCAAATCTGCTATATAGTTCGTCAATTATCTTTAGGCCTGTCCTTCTCCCTGTTATAGCATCATACGTGCCGATGATGTCGGCGGGAGTGACGGTTGAAGGGTCGGGTTGCCCGTCCGAGTTTTTGTGGCGTCTGGGGTCAAAGACATTAACCACGATAACAGTGGAGCCTCCATGATCAAAGATAGCATCAAGGGCGTAAGGGATCGTGTAGCCCGGAGTGGCATCGCCAAAGTAGGTTATGCCGTCCTCCCTTCTCAGGACAAGGATGGGATTATTCACCGTTTGCTCATACCAATCGCTTTCAGAAATGCCCGTAGGTCTGGTCAGATGCACAGGTGCAGTCCCAACCAGAAAGATGACTGCAGATTTTACTTCCCTAACTGGAACCGGTCCCTTCACTATTTCTATGGTTTCTACACCGTGAAGGTAATTAGCTGGCATCGCTTACCTCCTTTTTAGTTTTTTGTTTAACTGGTAAAGGCTCAAGGTAGCCAAGTCCCTCATAAGTCTTGACTACCTCGGCAGTCTCAGGAAGTTCAACTTCCTGCCCGGGGAAGAGAAGATACTCTTTTTGTTCAATAAGAATAATGGTGGGATAAGTTAGCTTTACCTTATACCTCATTTGGACACCTCCGATACAAATTCTTCACCCTCGTAAACTGTTATGCGGGTAGTAAGCGGTTCTTCTTCTTGAGGGACAACAAACCTACCGTTGCCTTTAAAACTCAGAAGAAAGGCAAACTCTCCGCTCTCGTGGTAGTAAAGTTCAATAGACTGAGGAATAAGGTTGAACTGGGTTTTAAGACTTAAGGCGGTCAAGATTCTTTCCAAAAGCTCGTAAGCTCCTTGCCCCTTTTCTCTTAAGCTTCTGTAGAAAAGAAACACAGAAACATCAAAATCAACCGAGAAGGCAAAACTCGCTATCCTTTCAAACTTTGCTTTCTCTATGATATACCAAACAGCCGGTGTAGTTTTGGGCTTCGTGAAAAGCTCCGTGGGCTTATCCACTTTAGAGAGAACCGTTAGCCCAAGCCCTTGCAAAGCATTCCCAATTTGTGCGTCAAGCTCCATCAACATCCTACAGCACCTCCTTTAGGCTTCTCTCAAAGATTTTTTTGAAGTGGTTATCCTCCAAAAACTTCTTCACAGTAGGTTGCATGTAAGGGCGCGGAGGAATGCCTCGTCTGGTGCCTGTTTCGTGATAAACCGCGTACGGAACTGGTGTTCCGATGATTGCCTTCCAGTCCTGAACTTTATAAGTAAAACTCTGTGCGAGGGTGGTTGTCCTGTGTAGCTTCTTCTCAGAAAAACCTTTTTTGACCTTATAGGCAAGATAACGAGGATCCAAGTCTTTCCAATCTACACCATGGGATCTACCTTCTGTTTTGAAAATTGTAGAAAGGTCCGCCTGAATTTTTTCAGCTGCCCTTGTGAGGGCAAGCTCGCTGGCTTGTGCGAGCTTCCTCGGAAACTCGTCAAAAAATCTTCTGAGTTCATCTATCTCCATACTATAGCCCCCTTACTCGGAGATAGTTTTAGCAAGCGTTCTGCCTCAGCTATCAGATTTTTCACATTCATAGTCTGATGGTCTTCTGCCCGTCTCCAGTAAAGGTTCACACTTGACGCAAGCTCACTCGCCGCAAGCAGGATTAAAGCCTTTTTTACCTCTGGAGTGTTAGGTAAGTCTTCCACTCCAAGCAATCTCTTAGCTCTGTTGACCGCAAGTTCAATGCAATTCTGCAAAATTTCGTCGGGCATCTCGTTATCGTTCAGAAACTCTCTAACCTCGCTTGGAGTTATCATTGCTCAGCCCTTCCTTTCTTAGTCTTCTCTGGTTCCTCTACCATCTCAGCGTAGCCTGCTTCAATCAAAATCCTTGCCTTGTCATCGTCCACATCCTGAACTCCAGCCTCAAAGACAAACTCCTCGCCGTTCACCCAAACCTTTGTCTTTTCTTTAACAAGCACCTTCATGGCAAGCCTCCTCAGTTGCTTTCAATCCGTACGATAGCTGGTTCATAAAGCCTCTTCACAGCGTAGAATGCTCTCCAGCCCACCGTCTTCACCCTTCCGAGTTTGTCTAAGTTGGTGTACGTGGTCTGCAGGGTGTTTCCGTCTATATCCACCACTCCGTAGGCATTATCACCAAGCACAATAGTCATGTAGACATCTTGGCCCATGGAGTTCTTCACGATAGGAACCGCAGTGGTGGAAACAAACTTCACTCCGAAAAATTCTCCAACATAACCCTTTTCAATTGGGTCTCTTTTAATCGCGGAAAGAGTTATGAGTTCGGTGTCAGTGAAAAGGTCTAAGAGTTTGTCCGGGTGAATTATGCAAACATAGTAGCCGTCAGGGAACTTTGGAATATTCGCCCTTTCAAGCTGAATAACCGCTCTCCTTATCTCGGCTTTTGTAAGCTTCATCGTGCCAGTCAAAGCATTCCTTGATGTAACGCCTCCAGCATAGATAACATTCGTGCCGGTCGTTAACTCCCTCATTGCGATCCTGTCAAGGGTTTGTTGTGCATTGTAGGCAAGAAGGTCTACTGCCCTGTCCAGTAGAGGGACAAAGCTTGTAATGTCAGTGAAGTCGTCAAGGTCAACGTAGTTTGCGTATTCTTCTACGGTGACGGAAACTTGCCTCGTAGCTAAGCTTGCCCCAGTGCTGGGAGTGGGTTGGAAGGTGATCGGAGTGGTATTCACTGGGAGTGGTTCAAAGGCAGTAAAGACTGCAGTCCTTCCAGAATTGCGAGGAAGGCTAAACTTTTGCCCGTAGCGGTTAGCCACGAGGTTTTCTTTCACATAGGCAAGAAGCTTTCTTTCGTAATACTGAGGAAACAGTTCCGGGTTAGTTATTCCTGTTACAACAGGCATAGCTTACACCTCCTTAGCTAATTTTTCAGCAAGCTTTTTAAGTTCCGCATAACTCATTTCTTCTAAAGGCTTCTCAAACTCAAGTGGAGCCCTCTGGCTGGATGGCTTATAGATCTCTCTGGCTTTCTCGCTGTATTCGTCTACAAGTTCCTTTAGAGTTTCCACATCCGCCTTCTCAATGAGCTTCAGCAGTGGGCTTTTTTCTCCATCCACAAGCTTGACAAGCCTTACCGCTTCCCGCCTCAGATGCTCAATATACTTTTGCCCTATTTCCGCAAACTCCTTCAGGGCTAAGTTCTCCTTCTCAAGGGCGGAAAGCTTTGTTTGCAAAGCCTCAATAGCTGAGATAAGCTCTTCTTTTGTCATAGCTTCAAAGTGCTCAAGCATGTTTTGCACCTCCTTTATTGCAATGGTTTTCATACAAAGTCTTAGCCCTTGCATAGATGCGATGATGCCCGTGCAAGGACGCAAGACTCATCGCCGCCTTCAGTCTATCACAGGAAATCTTGCCTTCCCAGGTTCTGTAAGGGTATTTTCTATTCTCCGGATCAAGGAAGTAGTATTTAGGAGCTTTCTCCCTTAGCTCCGGGTCATCCCACCAGTTTGAGACGCCGAGGGCTTCCTTTTGGCATTCACAATTGGAATTTAGCACTCTTGCGTTTTTATCTGCACCCTCAAAGACAAGGCTGACTTCCTTAAACTCAAGGTCTTGAACTATGTATTTGTCTTCCAGCTTTTCAGTCTTGACGATAAGCCCTGCGGATACGCTTTTAACCGGGCTGGGAGACATCTGAAGAAGGGCGATAAGTCTTTCGTTCCCTTGCTTGGGGATGCGTAGCCGTGCATAGACTTTTCCGTCCTCATACCAAGCCTTGACCACTACTCCAACCATATTCTCAACTTCCCATTTGTGATCAAGAAGGACGGGCTTTCCAACGAGGGTGTGAACTTTTGCTTCAAGCACCTCTTTAGGGAAACAAAGCTTGCCGTAGGAACGGTCAATGCATGTTGAAGACAAAGCAATCACGTCAAATTCTACGCAACAATCTTCCTCTGTAAAGCCCGCAAGGTTCAGGCGTTCGTCAAGCACAATCATTGCGTTATAAGATGTCATGAGAAAAGAGGAAGTTCAAGCAAAGATTTCACAAGTTTTTTTTCTTAGTGCGTTTGGAGAGGGGCACAATTTCAAACACGGTCTGATTGAGTTTTAGAAATTCGTTTAGGGCATCTTCTGGAATCCGTAAAGCGAGGATGTCAACTTTTTAGGTTCATGATCGTATAAATGACGATAAAGGAGGCTAACCATCTATAGACGGTTTCATACTTAGCATTCCAAGGGAACCTCTCGCTAACCATTAACCAGTCCA